TACTTATATTTTCTAAAGCTTTTCCACCAACAGCAAACTTTTGTACTCCACCGACAGTACCACCCTTATTAAATCCTTTAATTTGATTCATTTTATGAAGATTACTATAACCAATTTTTTGAGCAGACTGTTTATTGATAACGAACTCACCAGGAGTTAATAATGCTGGAACAGTATCTTGTGCCGAACCACCACTAGCAAAACCACGCCTTGGTTCAAATCCACGATATCTTGAACGGCTATAGTCCTGCATACTAAGTCCTTGAGCTTCCAAAGACCTTTGAATACGCATTTCTCTCTTAGCATTAGCTTCATCAATTTGTGTTTCAACAGCAGATAGAGGTCTCACGCTTGGTTTTAGTCCAAATAATTTTTCAATATCCCAAGGCATAATCTTATAATCATTAGGATTGGGTCCAGTACCTACTCTTTCTTCTAATTTGGAGGTTAAAGCTTCTGAAGAAAGTCCTAAAATTTGTGCTCTTGATGCAATATCTTGTGGACTATAAGCACCCCTTACCCATCCACCAAGAGCAAATCTTTGTCGTTCTGTTAAGAATCTTTTAATTTGTCCACGGAATCTAGATTTTTTACCCAAATCTTTCTTTTCTCTAGTAACTTCAGTTGCTAAATCAGGTTGTAAACCAAATGCTGGCGCTACTGGTCCTAAATTTTGAAGATCAATAGCAGCTTTTTTACCACCAAGATTTGGTGCCGCTATGGCTCCAGCAGCTTTTAATCCAGCTTCAAATAAATGTCCAGTAACTTCAGCAATATTTGCATTTGCAAGATTAGCTAATATGCTTTTATCTATACCAGATATATTATTAATTCCTGCTGCTTTACTTAATACTTTAGCAATTTCTTCTATTGCTCGTTCAGATGCGCTAGTCACAATTTTTTGAATTTCTTCAATTGCTGCTGGATTTTGTAATGGTCTAGCAACAACTTTGGCAGATCCTGCTCTTGTTTTTATATTACGCTCATAAGATTCACCTTGTAATGTTGCTAATTGTATTGTTGTTCGTGGTCTTGGTGTTGATTTTTGTAATTCTAAAGTTTTTTTCATTCTAAGATCACTACCTACTGAATCTCGTCTTCCTAAATCTTTATAAAGTTCAGATGTGGCACTAATTTCAACTCCTTGTTTTCTAAATCTTTTAACAATTTCACTTCTACTTAATATCTCATCACCATAAGCATTTCTATTACTATTTACTAAGCCTCCACCAGCATATTTATTCATTTGATGTAAATTACCAGAACCAATTGCTTCTACAGCGCTTTTTCTGATTACAAACTCACCAGGAGTAAGCATAGCTGGTACAGTATCGCCATTACCACTACCAGGAACCAAGCCACCTCTAGCAAAACCCTTTCTTTTACCTCCACCAATACCGCTAAGAAATCCTGTACCAAATTGGGTTAGAGCTGAACCAACTTTTAGACTAGCAACTGTTAATAATAGTGGTAATAATGGTTTTAAAGCGCCAGCAAGACTGATGAAAGCATTTGCTAAAGTTAATGCTAAAGTAGTAAAAACCTTAAAACTTGTACTGTCACCAATATCACGAATTAATGCTAAGAAAGATTCTCTTGTTTTGGTAAATTGTACTGCTAATGCTTGCTGTGCTATAGAAGCATCTTTAGCTAATGATGTTTGTCCCTTTTGGGCCACACCCAAAGCCTGCTCTGCTGTTGCAAACTGTTGGATAAGTGGAATAACCTTACCAATCTGTCTGAATCCACCAAGTTCTTCCACAATCTGTCCGAATCTTAAGTCTCTAGGATCTAATTTACTTAATCCTTCGCTTAGTCTTCTTGTGGCCTCATATGGACCCACAAATTTTCCTTGTAAATCTGTAAGCACAACACCGTATTCTTTTAGCGCTTCTATTGTTTTACCACGCTGAATTCTAGTAAAGATAGTTCTTAGGCCGGTAGCAATAGTCTCGGCACTTTCACGAGTAGTGGCACGAATACTTGTAAATACAGCAATAAATTCATTAAGAGCATCTGTACCTTCACTAACACCTTTACTAGATGCTGCGAATACACCACCAGTACGCTGAATAGCAGTAATTATATCACTAGATTCCACAGCAAATGCTGCTGCGACACTATTGATAGAACCCAATGCGCCTTCTAACTCTCCTGCTTGAATACCAAACTGTCTCATGGCAGCAATAGCGCCTTCTGTAGTATCGGTAATATTGTCGAAAGATGGAGCTAATGCTGATTTTGCTAATGCTTCAAGAGCAATTCTTGTATCTGATGCTGATAAACCAGCTTGTGCTAATGTTGAACTCACCGCTAATAAATCTGATGATGCTACGCCAAAATTAGTAGCCAATCTTGTAATTTCATCGGTTACACCTTTTAAATCTTTTACAGATTGTCCTGTGACTTGTGATAATCTAACAACTTCTTTATTAAAAACTAAAAATTCTTTATATCCAGCCGTGATGGCATTGGTTAAACCATAAATAACACCAGTAACAGTACTAAAAGCAGCAAAACGACGAACAGCAAGTCCTGATGCTTTACCGAAATCTTCAATAGCAGAAGTGGTTTGTACTATTGCTGTGCCTGATGACTTCACAGATTTTTGTACCTGATTAAGAGCACCAACACTAGATGCTACAGAGCCTGCCGCATTGTTAAAACCACTTGCCAAATTTGCTAATGTTCCACTTAAAGATGATACGCTACTATTAGCTTTATCAGATGCTTTTGCTAGAGCATTTAATTGTCTTGTGATAGCAGAAATATTTTTAGCAGATGAGGTGTCGATATTAAGTTTAATATCAGTTTTTATGGAACTAATAGCGCTCTTAATCTTGCCAATAACTGGTTTAAGATTATTGGGGCCTTGAATATTAAGTTGAGCTGTTAGATTGAATGGTTTAGCCATTTATTATTCTCCAATTAAACAATAACCCCACATCATATTGCTATGGTGGGGTTTTGTCATGTTGAATGAAAGACTTGTATGATCAAGCAGATTTATCTGCTGATTTAGTTTTCCTTGGTTTTGGAGTTTCAACTTCTGATGATTGGGGTTCAGTTTGTGTTTCATTATTATCCACTACTATTGGTTTGCCATCATCATCTGTAAATGGGGTAAAATCTACAACAAATTCACCAGTATCATCAACTAAGTTACCATCTTTATCAATGAATTGTCCTTGTTCATTAATAAAGCGTCCATCCTCATTTATTAATCTACCATCTTCATCAACCAATCTACCCTTACTATCTACATATTCTAGATTATCATTAACTAGTTTATATTTTAGTAAGAATTTATTTTCTGGTAATTTCTTTTCAAAATCACTATCCAATCCGTACATTATTGATGCCAATTTCTGAGCACCAAGAATTGCGACCAATTCTGAAGCCCTGTTTAGATAATCTTCATAACTATTAAAATAGGGCTTCTTAGTATCTTTATACACCACACACACCGAAACCAAATAATTAAAACGAGCATTATCAGCTTGACCCTCAGCGGTATGAGTATCTAAATTAGTTTTAACAGAAATGAGGTCTCTCATATCTTCGCGTAGCTTTTTCATTTTCACAGCAGATTGTTTGGCCTGTTTTAATGAAATACCCCCCTTGGCTAGCACCTTATCAAGATCAGCTAGCTCTTTTTGTATTGTACGGAATTCTTTTTCTTTATTGTCGTTCCATAATCCTTGTTGAGTTAATAAGTCATCCAGTCTTGCTCTAACTATTGAGCCTGATTTTACAGCATCTGAGAACGCTTGATTATAAATTTTTTGAGATTCTCTTTGATCATTTAAAGTTACTGTTTTAATATCAAATTCTTTTTCCTGTCCATCAACTTCACACTTGAAACTAAAATCGCTCATAGAATCTCCTTTTATTTCTTATCCTGTTTAATTTTAAAGTAGTAGTTATATTTATAATTAGCATCAGAATGTAAATAGTCAAATAGCTCATCCAAAGCTAATCTTATTTGATTATTACCATGATTTAGTAAATCAATTCTTAAATCATCCCACTTATCTCTGAAATAATTATGATTGTCTGTTTCTGGCTCTTGTCCATGATTCCATAGATAACCAAATTTTTGTTCAAATCTTGCTATTGATCCTATCATTAGTGTTTTAAATCTCATTTCCATATCTTTTAACAAGTCTTTTTGATCTTGGTTTAGCATTGTAATTTCCTATTATTGTGGAAGTCTTTTAGATAATTCTTTTTGTGCGGATCTCATATCTCTTTGTACATGTGGTAGTTCGGTCCAATTAACAGATTTTCCAGACTGGGCGACTTTTCTAATTTCTTTAATATCTTGTTTAATATTATTGTCATTTAAATCAAATATTTCCCTGGCTTCTTCTTTGTTATCTGTCAGAACAAACAATTCATTGACTCCACCCTTATTATTTTTAAGACCAAGTCGTTCTTCTAATTGTTGTTTTTTCTTTTCTTTCTGTGTTTTATCGTGTTGAAATAACATCCATCCATCAAGAGCATCACTATCGTTAATAATATCCTCCGTTGGACATTCAGGATGTTCCCTGATAGAATCTAAACTTTTGCTAATATTTACAATTAAAATCTGCTCATCTGTCCATTGTGTTGTAGGAGGAGCAAAAACATTTTCCTTACTAGCTGACCAAAACGATTTCCATAATTCTTGTTTACTTAAATATCGAATCTCATCTAGTCCTAAATTTTTTTTATATATTTCTGATGAGATAGAATCTAATAAAGATATATCGATATTATTCCAATCATCTTTAAAAATTAACTCATCATTTTTATACACCGTATGGGCTATAATAAATTGATTTTTTATTGAATGAGCATATCCTTCTAGAGACATATGATAAAAATAATATTTATCATTGTGATAGTTATTAATTTTTGTTTTAATTTCTTGAATTAATTGTTTACAGTTTTTTCTATTGACAGGATCAATGAATTTTAAATATAGTTCTATTTTTGTTTTTTCTAATTGTTTAAGTAGTAATTCACAATGATTACTTTTATCTTTATTCCATAAATTATCTCTTATTAGTAGATAGTCTATGGTTTGTTTAGATAACCAAGACTTAGTATCAAATTTATATTTATCTATAATTTCATTATATAGAGCATTTGCTCTTTGCTTGATTAATAATGGTGTTGAAAATACTTTATAGATATTATTATTTAATTCTATAAAATAGTAACCATTTATAATTCTATATATATTATCTTCTATATCTAAATCCACTCAAAACCTCAATTATTTTGAGTACTAATCCTATCCTATTTTAATTAACCAGTAATTGACAAGTCGTTATATACAATATAAGTATAAGTTGTTGTCACATTACCACCACCAGTATCTCCACCACTATAGCTAGTAGACTGTAAATATGCTTTACCTTCACCCTCAGTTTGATTAGCTCTAAAATCAAAGGTATAAATATCTTGACTAGCACTATTACAAAGGTTAATAAGAATATCTTGTGGATCTAGTTCTACTAGTGGCTCACATTCATTTTCAACAGGAGCGAATACTACACCATCATTATTAGTTACTGCAATCAAATCAAAAGCAACAGTGATTTCAATTGGGAAATTTACGAAACGATGGAATGGTGAAACTTGACCCAGAGCAAACATCTTCTCTCTGTTTAAACTAGCACTAATTGAGATATTGCTAAGTCTTGCTGTTTTATTAATCACATCGCCAAGCTCAGTTGGAAATACGCAATTAGCAAGATGCAGATTCTGTCTGCGCAACACGTGAGGGTTTGGATCAGCATTAGGATTCGCCACAGCGCCATTAAGTTCCTTATGACTACCGACTAATACTACCTCTTCTATCATATTACCTTCTACTGGGATGGTATAATTGATACTAGAAATAAAGCATCCAGTCATGGTGATAGAACTTACCAAAGCCTGATCATTAAGAGCTTCATTTGTGTCCTCACCAACAGCAACAATTACTGTGGTTGTATCATTAGCATTTTCAACAATTGCGCCACCACCAGTTGTGGCTAAATTATAAACAGTATTATAACCATCTAACGCTTTGGTAATAGTAATTTCAACGTCAGGATCCACACTAATAAGCTCATAAGCAGACAATCTACCAAGCTGGAAGATATTTTCAAGATTAAAATTAGTATTTACTGCTACGCTTTGTGCGCCATTTACTGTCGCATTACCAACTTTAACAGCGTGACTTGCATAGAAAATTCTTTTATTGGCCATCTTGGATTCTCCATTGAAGAAGTGTTATGTTATCTATAAAATATACACCATTTAGTTATCAACACCAAAAATAATCTCTACGGTAAGCTTAACATTACTTTCTGATAAAAATGGGCTAAATGACTGAACATCACTAGCAAAAATATCAATAAGTCTTGCTGTTTTCCAATAATAATCTTCGTCATTAATTAATTCATCATATTGAAGTCTATTATTGTTTAATGATCCATCAATATTAAAAGGATATACACCATTTTTAAGAACAACATTAGTATCATATAATTTAATAAATTTATCTTGTTGCAGTCTTAATATATCTATCATCATATTACGATCATGCATAGTTTCGGCCACAATATGCAGTAATAATTCTTGTTTTACAATTAAGGACTTGTCTCCTAACTGGTATGGCTCTGACATTCCTCGTGAAATAGTTTCCACAATAATGGCCGGTAATTGCACTCTATTATTACTAAGTATACTAAAATCACCCTCGGCTAATTGATTAAAATGGTTAATATTTTGATCAGTTTTATACTGTAATTGCTGCCACCATCTTGCATTATCATAGGTATAAACCTGAACCCATCTATATGAATATTCCATACCAACTTCAGCTGAAGTAGAAATAGGACTATTAAATATGATTCTACTATTAATATAGTCAACTTTATATGAGTATTGACCAACTGTATTTAATGGATAAAAAACATTATTAACATAAATACCAGTGATTAGAGTTGGGGTGCTTTGTAATAATGGATTATATTTATCAACAAAAACTATGTCTTGCTCCCAAACCCAATCTTTTCTCATGGTTTGCCAAACTTGACCTGTGGTAAAATTTGGATCCTCTGTTGGTTTTAGTTTATAGATAGGATTACCAAAAATATTATTTTGTGGTCTTAGAACATTAATAAAACCACCAATATTGAGCAAACCCCAGTCTAAAAAAGATTTGATATTATTTTCAATTTGGGACATTAGTAGATGTTCGCCAATGCTTGTAACACCACTAAAATTAAAATTATTATATGTAAATGCTGGACTCATAATGTAATTGATTCCTGTATAAGTTGTTTAATATCCTGTTCAACACTATCTATACTTCTAGTTATCCAATTATTATTAATTGTACCAGAGAATGCTGATGGTACTTGCCACTTACCAGATTTAACTCCACGCATCACAGCCATACCTGTACGAGATCTTGGATTTGGTCCAATATCTACTACATAGTCTTTAATAATAGTTTTATTACCAAGTAATAGAAGCCACTCTAACCAATCCAATTGTGTGCCCTTTTCAGTTGTAAATGTTGCTGCTGGGGATGATAAAGCGCTCTTAAAATCAGATTCTATCATGGTTAATATAAAACTACCACTTAAATTATATCCAGTATGTTTGATTGGTTTAAATTCAAAACCAATTTTAGTAATTAAAGCTATGATAGCATCAGCCCTGGACTGACCATCTGGTAAACCAAACTCTGCTCTTAATTCTCCAGAAACCAGTGATTGATATTCTGGTGCTAATCTGAGTGCATTTTGTACAATATCTTTGAGTGATTTTTTAATTTTGTTAAAGCTTTTTTTAAGAATTTTTTCAACTTCTGGTTTTAATGCATTAACTATTAAATTTGCAATTTGAGCGTCTGTTTCTTTGATATTGAATGTAACTTCAAGTGACATTACTGCACCCCTTGCCAAGTTGTAATAATAAATGAATTATTACCAAAACCAACTGGTACTGGATCTTTGTATCTTATATATTTACTATTAGTAAGATTTATAATATTTGTATCTACAATAACCGAAGATGCATTCTTAAGTTTTGCATATAGGTCTATGTTTGATAGCGATTGAATCTTACCATCAACAAAATTTACGCTCTCAAGATCCAGATTACTACCACCAAAGAATACAGGTTTAATAATACCAAGATAAACCTGTTCTTCACTACTAAAGCTTAGACTGCCTATACCATTACAGTATGGACAAATTTGACCGGTGATAAATGGGATAGGACCACCAACTTCATAAATATTACTAGATTTTCTACTAATACTATCATAAATACAGTTTGGACAATCTTGCAGTTTAGTGTTATCAAAAATAAGCGTACATGGTACGGTAAGAGCTGTGTTTTCTAATAATGCATTAATAGCATCATCAAATATTTGTTTAAATTCTGCGGTTATAATACCAGTGAAAGGATTAGCCATTTTAAATCCCTAATTTGAGAGAAAGGTCTAAAATTAATTACACTATACGTTATTTAATTCGTCTAAAGAGAAAATGGTCTTGAGTTGATCAATATCCTTAACTTTATTAAAACGGCTATCATTGGTGGCATTTCGTAAAATCTCTTTACGTTTACCAATGCTTTGAATTTTTTTAATATCAGTAGATTCTAACGCTTTAAAAAACTCTATATCTAATTTATCAAAAATTGATAATCTATTAATTCTAATAATATCCTTCCAAATATTTTTAGCTTGTTCTAAATTAATATTAATCATGTAGCACCGCCGTATCCGTCTGGATTACTGAAATCGAATGTCCAAGCGTTTCTAAAAATTCTATCTGATGGTATATCTTCACTATTAATAATTTTGTAAGGTAATCCTTTAGGCACGGTTTGTGTAGCAATTTCTGATAATGATAGAACATTGTCTGATGATGGCACTACTATACTAATAGTAATATTATTTGGATATATTATATATTGCATAATTAAGTTCCAAAAATTAATACATTATATTCTGGAGAATCCACATATGCTCCGGTACGATTATAATTACTAACTATAGATACGCTATTAATAGTTTTTGATGATGTAGAGTTCATAGCTGCCAAATTCATAGCATAGATATCACTATTATAATCTCTAGCTGTAATTAAAACAGCATAATTTGTATTAGCCATTGGACTACTAAAATTAACAGTATAAGAACCGACGCTATTATCAGTTATACTAGCTACATTATAGCTACTGTTAATTGTAATTGGAGTAGTGGTACCATTAAAACTTACCCAAGCTTTAGCTACAGTTTGTTGCAGGCTGACAACTTGTGTTTTCCATTGGCCAGAAAGACCAACCGCCCCATAAACCCTAAATAGTAAAGTGCCACTACTACTATAAACTGTACCACCAATATTAATTAATGGTCCACCTTCATGATAAATAACATAAAAATCACCAATACTTGGACTTAATGGATCCAATACGGAAAATACTGTGGGAGTTATGCCTACTTGACTTTTTATAATATAATGTTTGCCTTTTTGTGCAGTAAATTGATTAGATACAAATATAGGGCTTTCCCAAGCATTTTGAGCACCAATGTCTTCTGGTGTCAGTGGATCATCTCCACTAGTAAAATGTGTAAAATTATGATGATTAGGTAACGCTGGCAGAATAACCGCTGTACTTTGGATTGTTATATCACAATCATTATTAGTAAGCTCTACTACATTATTTTTAGTATCTGGAATAATACAATAATTTCCCATTTATACTATCCTAGTAGTACTGATTGCCCTGATATCTTGAATAATCAAAATTTGGATTACGAAGATTTTGAGGATCAAATTTATTACCAACGAATGGACTAAAGATAGCTCTAACAGCACTAGCATTGGAAACATCCCAATGTTCTGTAAATTCAGAATATGCCGCACAAGCCCCATGTTCCAATATGGCCTTCCAACCGGCAAGACTGCCACCAACACTAAGACTAGCTGGACCAAGAGCGGCCCTAATACCTTCTAAACCAGCTTTGGTTCTGTAATTGCTTTGATCAATTAAGCATGCTGCTTTTAAACAAGTAAGGCTGATAAAAACCTGATTATCTACATCATTAATAGTTGGATCTGGTGTTATGGTTAAGTTCGTTACATCAATACTGAATTCTGGCTCTATTACAACATCAAATTGTACATATTTAGCCGCCACCACTATTGATTGTTTGATTCTTAAGTCGCTATATGTATAATTAGGACCAAGATCATTTATTAATGTTCTAACAATAGTAATCATTTCAGATTGCCAAGCCATAATTTGACCCTTTAATTAAAGAGGTGGTGCATAATATGATACACCATATGCTAATTTTTCAAGTTGTGGCCGTCAATACCCATCTAGACTGGGAGCCGACACTATCAATAGTTAATCCAGTTAAGTAAACAAGAGTTGCGGTTTGATTAATGCCAATAATTTTATTAGAAACACCCAACACAAATCGATTAGATGCTGATGAAGACAAAGACTCTTCGTGTAGAGTTTGGTCCTGATTGGTATTATTAACAATAATTATATATCTACCAGAAACACCATTAGCTATACCAGTAATATTAGATGCTATTGTTCCGCTGATTTTAAATAAAGCACCGTTATCTATTGAATAATTATTAATAGTATTAGCAGATGGTATATTGGAACCTTCTGTAAGAAGAATAGATCCAGTTAAGCAGCTATTGGTCTCTTGACAAGAATAGTCGCTGTTGATTATAACTTGTGTAGAATAGTCGTATGCTTCGAGTACAATATTTTTATCTTCTAATTCTATTACTTCAATAAGTTTAGTATTTTCAATATTACTTTGAATAATAAACTCTTTAACATCACCACACTCTATATTTGCTACAAAATATGACATATGATTAGCACGCTAGAGTTGTTGTTGTATCACTATTACGTCTAATTATATTAATTGTACCGTATATAATTCTATTAACTTCTTTACCTCCTCCAGTATACAGATCAATATTTGAATGTAACTCTAAGTCATATCGAGCATTATCAAAAGCGAAGGTTTCTGTTTTAGACGCTGGAATTAAAAGAGTAATTTTACCGGTTGGACCATCAATTGTAAAACTATATTCACTCAAATCAACGTTATCTGTTGTGAAGGTGGTCGTTACTCCTGTGTCTGTACTCCAAGTTAATCTAGCGCAATAACCAGTAATATCAATTATATTACCATTATTATCTTTATATACTAAGGATAATTTAAAAGAACTACCCTTCTCGATTGGAAAATCATATTGGCTAGCTGACATAAATAGTATCCTTATATGGTGACGATACTATATAATACACCAGTAGGTTATATAACAAAAAAGGCTGGCGCGAGCCAGCCTAGTTTGCCACAGTTTATTGTGATTTTTAATCTTAGAGAGCGCCGAGTAGTACTCTACGATTATCGAGTACAGCAAAACCCTGCTCGGCCCAGCCGTAGAAGCCTGCTCTCTTCTGACGATGTAGTGTATCGTCCTCGAAGATTTGAACTTCTTGGCGAACTGGCATAATGAAACTATCGCTCTTGCGAAGATCAAGGCCAACTACTAGCTCAACCTTCGATTCTTCGTCAACACTTGGTAGTGTGCCACTTAGTGGGCCGTCGAAGAATAATTGATATTCTTGACCTTCACCTAGCTCATCACGATCATGGAGGTTAACGCCGAATACACGGTTTAGAGTGCCATCAGCAGCAACATAGATCTCACGACGAGTAATTTCGTCAACTTGATCTAGGCCCCAATTGCGGATATCTTCCATAGCCTCTGGACTAACATAGAGGTCGGTTAGCATACCACGATTGTTACTAGCACTGTTACCACCGCCGTTACGACGCATTACTGTCTTCATAAGAGAAACTAGTCTCTTACTGAAAAGACCAGCATTAGCATCACTATCATAAACGATGATGTTACGATCAACACCAGCGGCTAGAATTGTGTGCCAACCATCATCATTCATCTTCTTGACGAATTGGGCTTCCATTACTTCCATAGCACGACCAACAACGTCCCAACGGGCATCGCGGGCATACTTTAGAAGATAATCGATACTAGCGCCAATGTCATAGGTTGGAACCATGACGTAATCGCCTTCAACGTGACGCTCTGGAATATAACCGTGATTTGGAATTGTGTAGGCCACAAAATCCTTCTCGGTACCAGGAGCGATGAAATCTAATGGAAATTCTGGAGTGGCACTTTGGGCTAATACGATTGGCTCAAAGATGTTGTCCAAAATGTTACCATTTAGGATACCCTGACGAAGAGGTAGTTCTAGAGCCTTAGCAAACTGTGAATTTGCGGCTAGAGCCTCTTCCTTATTTAATGAACCAGAACGAACTAGAAGATCTGTAAGTTCTGGAGTTGGTTGAAACGAATTAGTATTAGCCATTTTTATTTACTCCCTGTTTTTAATTACTGAATGTTTACTGCGACTTTTGCGTAACCGTCTGCGTCTGCCTCGCTCAAGAATGAACCAATTCTAGCAACGCCAGTTGCTGTTGCTGTTGTGATAACACCATTAGCACCAACATAAGCTGGGGCACCGGCTGTTGGACTACCAGCAATCTGGTTAGTTGTTACTTGACCAACTCTTAGTAGAGTGACCTTGCCACCAACTTGCATCTCATCTTTGTGCCAGTTAATGTGCTGTCTTGTTAGGTCATAATCTACAACATCATTGAGTAGAACGCCAACTGGAAGAGCGCCAGAAGCTAGAGTAGCATATTCTACTACAGCGCCAGCATCATCCATTGATACGCCTGCTCCAGTTGAAACTACGGAAGCAACGCCGCCTCTCTCTTCAGTTGTATTCATGAAGAAAGAGATATCTGTTAGAAGTTCGATACGATCTGGTTTTAGAGCCATTTTTATTCTCCCTTATTAAGTTTTTTACCTAGTCTAGCATAAACAAAATCTACTAAAGCTGCACGAGTGTTTTCAACAGCACTATCGTCCTCACCGCCAACAGTAATTGCTACGTCGGAAGTGGTTTCGACATTCTCAAGAACTTCAGTGATATCGGCTTCTGCAACCTCTTCGGCTGTTGTTACCTTATCATTCTTCTTGATTTTCTTAGCCATATCTAACCAAGTTTCTGTCATAGCAGCAAATGTTTCATCATTGAGAGAATCAAACTTCTCTACAATTGATTCAGCATCAGTGCTATCAACACCATTGTTTACAAGGCTAGCCTTACGAATCATTTTCTTTTCTTTCATCATATAGCCAGCAATTGTCTCATTGGCAGCGGCGAGTTCAGCCTTTAGAGCATCAAGCTCGTCTGACTTAGTCTTCATGTTTTCATTATGTTTCTTAGCTTCTTCTTCTTGTTTCTTTGTATGCATAGTGGCTTGTTCAAACTCAGCTCTTAGGGTATCAAGTTGAGTATTTAGTTCTGCAATCGTAGTTTGTGCTGCTTGGGTTGCTTCGGCGCAATCTGCAACAACAGTTTCAACTACTTCTGTATTTTCATTCATAGTTTGTTTCTCCGAATTAATGCTTGACTTAGAAAGTACTACACCTGATTTTGAATTATCATCATTTTTTGGTGAATTATTTATAAACTTAAAACCATCCCTGCTGAATATTATACTATCTGGATTTGCTGGTCTGTCCACATATCCCTTGCCAGAAAAAGTAATATTTCTTAAAACTCTACCAATTTTATAGTTCTCGTGCTCGCCTAATCCACCATATGCTCTTAAATGTTTTGTTAAAAATGCTGTGCTTTCATCTCGTGGTAATACTGTATATTCACCAGAAATTTTATTAATTAAACCATAATCAAAACCCTTAAAAAAGCACTCCATGCTAACATATTTTGATCCATTTTCAATTTCGTTAATAAGAGCTTCTGTGCGATCTTTTAATTCTGGTTGAGTATATGCTTTATAAATTACAGAACCAGTTAATATATGAAATTTATCTGGTAGATTTTCTACTGATGTATTTTCATCAATAAGTTCACCATCTTCTGTGATTGGCCAATTTGATACAATATGACCGATTATTACAGATTCGTCGTGCTCTAAATTAGTTGGTTTGTGTTCGGGTGAATTTTTAGCGGCCCATACTTCGGCCTTATCAAAAATATCATCATTCTTATTCCATGATGAACTAACTAGTACCGATTGAGTATAATATAAATCTGAATCATCCACACTAGCTAATGTTTTATTGAAAACGGTTTTAGGCTTATTTATAGTATCAGAAACAGGCAGTGGTTGTACAACTGAGGCATAAGAGATGTGGGCTTTTGCAGATAGGAGGTCGCTCAAGCCATCATTAATTTCATCTTGAAAAATTTGCATGATTTACCTCTTAGTTATTTTTATCATACACCGTGGCATAAAAAGATGCTTTAATAAGCTTATTTTCTTCAAATGTGAGTGGACGATTTAATTCGTGACCAATTTGTTTTAGCCAATATTGATATGCATGATACATATCTTTAATATTATTATCTTTTTCAATTGAAGCTAACGAATTCAATAAAGATTCCTCATTAACACTTGACATTGGCTCAACACTAAAAAATAGTTTAGTCTTAATAGTTTCAATATCTTTACTTTCAGAAGCTGATAGTTTGCGTAAATTATCTTTATTATAGAATGCTAATAAATGAGGATTCATAATCTCACTAATCTGATCCTCAATTTGATTTGCCCAAATAGCTAAAGATGCTCCTGTGCGTGGTTTAAAATCTTTTGTTTTCCTGATTTTGGTATCTTTACTATTTTTAGGTCTACCCTGTCCTGGAGCGCCCTTTGGTGCTGACTCTTGAAGAGGATTGCCCGCACCACCACCAAATGGAGATTTTGGTATCGCAAACTGTGACTTTAATTCCACAGCATTCATTTCTCCACGTTTCTTCGGTTCTAATTCTAAACCAACTTGACTTGGTGTGGCTAAACCTAATTGTAGTGCTATCTTCTTAAGAGTACTTTCAGTATTAGCATCATAATATGGGCCAGATTTTTGTACCATTCTATCTGATTTCCTATCTCTATCTTCTCTATTAATTCTAACCTTCTCCATACTTGGATCAATACCAAATCTCATCTGTAATAATTCATCACTAATTACATTTCTATCAGCTAGTTGAATTAATAATGCTTTCTCTGCATCCTCATTAGATAGATCCATTCTATCAAATTCAATTTTTGCAGGATATTTAAATCCCATAGCTTTCTGAACAACCTCAATTTCTTTTTCCCAAAAACTTACTAGCACATCACGACCATATTGTAGTCTTTGTGTTAGTGTTTTAAGACTAATAAAATTATTAGTTGTACCAGACGCTCCAAATGTGCCCGTTAGTGTTGGAGGAATACCTAATCCAGCATAAACACTATTCAAGTGAGGAATATATTTACCCTCGCCTAAAAAGTTATGAACATTTGTATTACTCTCTAAGAGTTCGATATCTGGACCCCACACAAGATCCATTGTGCCACCACCCACATTATTACCTAGGATAGCAGATAGTTTACTGGCTGCTGCTTTGGTTGGAGCAATTCTATGCTCTAAACTACCAAGTTTAAAAATACGAATATTAGATACTGCGCCATCAAGAGCGCACATATCTGCTAATTTAAGCTTTTCAATAATGGTAATATCATCCATGATAGCATATATCATTGGATATGCCCAAATCTGCCAGTCATCTTTCTTATAGTGAAATACTGATGTCTTTTCAGGATTGAGAATATATGGTCTTCTGGTCTTTGCTGCTTCTAAAATATCGATTGGTAATTGAGATACTATATTTCTTTCAGCATCATTCTTTGGACTATTAATAATTTTTCTTAAAGTTCCTGGTAATACAACCCCATAAATTTTATTTGTAGCAAATGAAGCGAGGGAGCCTCCCAGTACATCCACATAAACTGGATCAATAAAAGTGTACTTCCAAGGGATTTCTTTTTTGACTGGTTCTATATCTTCAAGGGTTGGATCAGCAATGTCTGTTGATGCTGTTGCTCTATACATCTTATCAATAATCTTATTATTTAATTTAGCATATTGTTTATTAATTACAATATTACCAGTTCTATAAAGATTATTTAAGAAACGCTCACTTCTATCTTTACCAGCAATTTTCTTAAACCATGCTCTATAAAATCTTTCAACCCTTTTATTTGGATGAACAATAGTAATACCCTGACTTGCAAAGTCACCCATAAGATCAATAATATTTTTTACTAAACCAACTCGCTGATAAATATCTTCAGCCTTTCTTATAATTAATTTAACTTGAGTTGGTATTGCTTCGTCTGGTCTGAAAGAATAATAGTCGCTTTTTGTCAAACCGGGGCGACCACTAACATTCGTATCAAGATTAGAAAAATCCAATCTGGTTCTTCGTGCTGTGGATCTTTCAATACCATTAAATTCGGTAAGAGATTCTGATGAAGATTTTAATGCTTCTTTTTTACTGTTAAGATCATCACCCCATGTTACGTAAGCTTCTTGACCATCATATTGGGCGTTTTCTATAGCTTCACTCTTGGGATATTTTTGATTAGCCATAATTTAATATTATTATAATACTATTGTGATTGGATTAAGAATCTTATACACCATTATTGTCTATAAACAGCACCATAAAAATCATCATTAGCACCACTTGTAAACCATTCTGGTCCTTTATAAAATTGACCTTTTTGTTTAGGGTCTAAATTTCTAACATTACCACCAATAATATTATATTCTGGTGTGGCAAAGCTTCTAAGCATTTGTCTAGCTAACATATTAGCTATTACTAATGCGCTATATCGGTCTTTGCGCAATCTGCCTTTTCTACCATTAGCTGTTTTAATTTCTGGAGTATCCCATCTATCTCTAGCATTTGCTCCACCACTAGTATGAGTCATAACAATAGTGGTCAATTCGTTTTTTAATTCTTCAATTTCCATAATACATTCACTTAATGTATCATACATAGGAGTTAAATCAGTACTAAGAATATCCTGACCCTCATCCGCTAAAGTGAGTCCTAATGTAAGATTATCAAATCGTGGGAATAAAAGAACTTTATCTTCTAGATCTTTTCTTAATCCATGATTAGCCTGTGCTGTCCAATCGGCTCTTGCAAATTGCACTAATTCTAAAATATGATATCCTTGTTGACTATCTGTTTCTTTTGGTTTTTCATAATCAATAATAGGCCATACAAGTTTTTCGCCTGGTTTTAAATTTTGTGGATCGTGTAATGCTTCTTCAATAGCAACACCACCACCCTGAGCATCCATACCAATTCTGGCTGGAGGAAAAACTGTCATTAGACTACGAATTTTTCTAGCACAATAACTATAGAAATCGTGCTCATCGACTAAACCAGTTTTTTGACGATCTTTAAAATTAGTTCTATTAGTAGTCCAACAATATACAACTCTGGTATGATCCTTATGCAGTTCTAGTACGACTATAGAAAAATTATCTTGTTCTGATGCCGGGTCAACTCCATAGATATATTGCTTATCTGGATTACCTTTAATCACAGCATCAAATGCTACTTTGCCACACGATGGGAAGGATATATCTTTCTCATCATTAACTACACAGCTTTCAATAAGGCTTCTTCTAAAGAATCCATCACTATCTTCTGTAAAGCATGCTGCATATTCCATATTATAAATACCAGTATGAATTGTAGCTTTGGCTCTGGATACTTGTTTATCATCCATGAAACCCTTCGGAATTAATTCATATGGCATACGTACTATGCTATAGTCTCTCCAATTAAAACTATCTGGTACTTCACCCTTAAAAATTTCTTCTAGTTTAGTCTTATCTCCACGACTATTAATAATATCTTTATATCTATTCCAATATTGTGCGAAGTGCTTGAAACTATAGTCTGCTGTTCCGGCTATTATAGCTTGGTTTCCTTTCTTTAATTGAACTGCTTCTAATTCTTCATTCCATAGTCCAGCCTCTCTCATTGCTTGTTTTTTGGCTTCTTCTTTAACATTTTGAATTGGATTTGCACTTACGGCAGCGAAACCTGATACTACGGTTTCATAAATATCTGGAGATATTGATGCAAATTCGTCAGCGATAATAATATGTGCTCTTAAACCTCTAATTTTACTACCATCACCCATAGGAATAGCCACAGCCCAACTATCACCTAATCTCATTGTGCATCTATCCACATCTCGTCTAGGACCATCATCATTACCATTAAATATACTACGTAAAATAGCACTAGTTCTCCAAATAGTTTCCATATATTCAAATATAATTTTACTTTGTCTAAATGCGGCACCAACAATAACTATCTTAGTTCCTGGTATAAAAATACATTTAAGAACACAGTATAGTGCAAGAATGAATGATTTACCAAAACCACGACTAGCAATAAACATAGGAAATGGACGAATCCAAAACTCTTGCAGAATGGATATTTGTATTGGGTGGAGTTCTATACCAAATAATAGTTTACATGCTGTACCAAAATATAGTGGATTGGTAAATAGTCTTAATAGGTGAAGATCTGGATTTTCAATATCTTCCTTGGTTCTACCAATAAGATGATTTTTAGGAATTTGTAATGCAGAAAGGTCACCTAGATTTAACCAGGCGTCTTCAAATGTTGTTAGTTTGTTGCTCATACACTCTCTTCATTATGGAGACTGCTGTTCTTCTGGCATTTTCTATAGATCCACAAAGCATGATATGTATTCCATATTGCATCTGTATTTCTACTAATCTTTTTAGGATATAATTACCAGACACTCTGAGCTTGCTCCATAATTTTTTAGGAATATCAGAATTATTTGGGTACTCCAAAACATCATTAAGCTCAAACTCTAAAAGGATAAAGGAGTATCTTATTTTACTCATTCTATCTAATACATCTAAAAATCTACTTTCACTAAGATTATTAGCTATTTCGCTCACACTTCGTTTACGCTCAATAGCTAGAACATCCTCAAAGCCAGCAATACTATAATCACCGGTGTCCAGTTTTTGATGTGATGTAGAGTGATATCCGAATTCCCACGGAAGTTGTTCTCTGGTATCTATTATGATTGTAAAAGGATCTTTATTCATAATTACTTTCGTAATTTATTTAAAATAATTGAATTAAAAAATGCACAATAATTTTCTTCATTATCTTTAATACGTTGATGACAATCTCTGCAAAGTGTTATTCCATTATTAATATGATACCTTAATCCTGGAAAATCTGCCCATCTTTGAATATGATGAGCATTTAATTTTTTAGTTTTGCCACAATGTGGCCACTGACAAGTAAAATTATCTCTTTTATATATTTGCTGTCTCCATTTTTTATATAGTGGATCTTGATAGTTTCTACTCATTATCTATCACGCTTTGATCATTTAATATTGGCCGATCCACCTTATTATCTGCATAACTATGATATTCATATAATTTTTGCTTTGCTTTTTCTGTTGCCATAGCCAAGATTTCCATCTCACGACCCTCTTTTTCACGAATAGCCTCATCTTCAAGCATACGAATCAAACCAACCCAACTACTTTTACCATCTTCGATACGCTTGATTCTTTGCTCTCTGGTGGCTTTTAAATCTTTGCTAATCTTTTGCTGCTCATTTAATAGTTTGGTATATTCATTAGTATAACTAGCAATACTATTTCTTGCAAAACTTAGTTGAGTTTCTAAACTAGCTAACTTGGGAATATCTCTTTCTGTTTCTGGTTTTTCATATTCTTTATCAACTTGTTTTTGTAGTTTTTCTGTTTCAGCGATATGACGCTTACGCTCTTTCATACTACGATTAATTAAAATATCTATTGTAATAAATTGTTTAATCTGTAATTCTTCTGCTGGTAAAACATCTTCTCGAAACTGACGTATCAAACCAACCCAAGTATCCTCAAAGTATTCAAGTTCACCGCTGTTTTCATCAAACTGTCGTTCAATTTCAGTCCAGAATGTTTTACTGTGCAATTTACGTTTTAAATAATCGCTATCATTTTTTTCATCATCACTAATTAATAGTCGTTGCTCATTAATATAACGATTAACTGGATCAACATTACGATTCAACTGATCTGCAATTTGATCAACTGTGAGTTTACCTATATTGTCTCGGATGAATTGTTCTTCATCTAAACTTAATTGGCCTCGTTTTTTAGCCATGACTATCCCTCGATAAATTATGTTTATCTAAAATTTCTTTAATATGTTTTTGTAGTTTGATCAGATCTTGTTTGTGAACCTTTGCTCCGCCCTTAAGTCTAATATATGTTTCTCTATATTTAGTAGAAATATTATCTTCAATAATTTTAATTAATTCATTATTACCTATAGTATCTACCAAATCGCTTTTGCTTTGTAAATTAGCACCAGTTTCATGCTCTATGTTGGTGGGAAGCATCAGATTTTTTTTAGTTGTATTTCTTTCCGACCACTGAGTAAAAATCTCACAATCATTTTTATTAGTAAACTTTGAACATTGATTGGAACTTAATTTATTCTTAGGATCGAAAAATGGACAGGTAGCGCAAACATTGTCTGGCCTAAAATAGTTATCTCTTTTAAAGTTGAAAAGACGATTTCTCACATGAGTCCATAAGAAATTTTCAAGAGGTCTTTTGTAGTCGTATTGTTCCAAGCCCTCTATTGCGAATATGGCAGCCTGCTGCTTCATATCCTCTATCTCATGATAGCCAAACTTAAATTTATATATTAATTTTTTACTTATGGTATCAAGCGCTGCTAAAAAATCACTCTCTTTTACTTTTTTTCTAGTAAATATATCATTCTTTTTTTTCGCCATTTGATTCTTCTAATAATTCCTCGATTGTTTTATTAGTATTATTTTCTGCTGCTAATTCCTTTGATACATCAATATCTGTGCTAGCGGTAACTTTTAGTATGGATTCAACAAAAACTGGTTCGTTTTCAGAATTTATCATTTTGCACCTTGCTCGTTTTAAATTACGGCTTACTATACTATAGTAGTTTAATTTTACACTAAGTAAAGGATAATGGTGAATTTATGAGCAAAAGCTATAGAAAGTGGACAGACGCTGATATTCAGTTTATCAATGATAATAAGGGTCTTTTGGATAAGGAAGTGGCCGCTAAGTTGAGTGAGGCTACTGGTCAACTTATTAGTCCTAGTATGATTCGTCGCCAGCGTCGTAAGAGTGGTATCACAAAGAGTCGTGGACGTCCAGCAAAGAATAGGCAGGCAATCCAAGAAGGAGTTAACTGATGGAAAAGAAACCTTTCGGATATAGTTATTTTCTAGATATGTATAATACTGCTGAAGGCACAGCAGATAATCTAGAATTAGTCTACAGATTTTTGGAAAAGCTAGTGGATGAAATTGGTATGACACGAATGACACCACCCATTGTGATTCATGGTCCAACAGATCATGGACGCGAATTGTATCCTGATAAGTATGGTGTTAGTGGATGGGTTGGCCTAATTGAGAGTGGAATTCAGATTCATGCTATTGAGGCTGTGCATTTTATTAGTTTGGATGTTTATTCTTGCTCAGAATTTAAACCTGAAACTGTTCTAGAATTTGCTAAAAAGCATTTTGGATTTGATAAATATGAAGAACACTTTGTAAAACGTGGATTAGAATATCATTCTTAATTAGAGTTATAATTTATAATTCTAGGAATCGGCGGCTACTATAACTGGTGGCCGTCGATTTCTTTTTTATGGAGATACTGATGAGAAATTTACTTTTTATGTTTTTTGTGCTGCTGCTATCAAATGAGTTGATGGCTCAGAATATTGTGATATTAAATGGTCAACCAGTTGTAATTCCACCAAATACTCCTCATATGGTATTTGTGGAACAACCGCCCTATTACCCCTATCCTGTTATAAGACAACAAATTGTGGTCAATCCCCCGATTTATATTCAACCAATTCCATATCCTTATGTTATTGAAAAGCAGTATTTGTTCCGAAAGGAACGAATTGTAGTTTATCCTCAATATATTACTAGATTTTATGAATAGTATTTTTGTGCAGATAGCGTCGTATAGGGATTTAGAGTTATATCCCACCCTAAAAGATTTGTACGCTAAAAGTAGTGGAGAAAATAAAATAACGGTAGGATTGGTGTGGCAGAAGGGTGAGGGTGAATCTATAGAGGAATTTTCAAATGATAATAATGTGAGAATAATAAGTGTGCCCTGGAATGAGAGTAAAGGATTGGGGTGGGCGCGCAGTTTAACTCAAAGTTTATATCAAGATGAAGATTTTACCCTACAAATAGATAGCCATCACCGATTTTCAAAAAATTGGGATAGTGATTTGATTAAAATGCATAATGATTTATTAAAACAATCGCCCAAGCCCCTATTAACATCCTATGCTGCTGGCTATGATCCGTTAAATGACAATCAATTGGCCCCTAATCCTTGTAAAATATTGCCCCATGATTTTAAAAGTAGTGGCACCATATGGTTTAATCCTGTTAGTATTCAAGATTGGCAAAAACTAGAAGCTCCGTTACGAGGACTATTGGTTAGTGGTCACTATTTTTTTACCTCTGGGGATCACTGTAAAGAATATAAATATGATCCTGAAGTTTATTTTGCAGGAGATGAGATAGCTCTTAGTGTGAGAAGTTATACTCTGGGTTATGATATTTATCATCCTCATAAATGTTTTGTGTGGCATCACTATGGGCGAAATGATCGAATTAAACACTGGGGCGATCATAGTGAAAAGTCTAAACAACAGGGAATTGTGGAAAAGAGTTGGGGCGAGAGAGATGTTTATAGCAAAAAGAGGATTCGTATGTTATTGGGTGAGGAAAACAATGGGGTTGATTTGGGAATTTATGGATTGGGGGAAAAACGGTCATTAGACGATTATATGAGATATAGTGGAATTGATTTTAAAAATAAGAGAATCAATACTAGTATTATAAATGGGAGAGAACCTCCTGTGACGGATAATAGTGAGGAGTCTTATAAGAAAACAACCACCATCAGATTAGATAAGTGGCCGATTATGGATTATTTGAATTTGGGGCGAGCATTACAGTATGTGACAATAGAATATGTTAACTTACAAAGACAGGTTATACAGAGTGAGATGCTATTAAGATCTCAAATAAATAGTTTAGAGAATGTGTTGTATCAAAGTGTGGTAAGGGGCGATCACTATCCTATGAGGGTGATATTCACGGGTTTTGGTGAGAATGGGCCAATTCACAAGTGGGAACGAGACTTGAAGCCTAATATTCATTGGGGCTGAGAATCTAGTTATCTATATTAAAAAGACTATGGGAAAAACGGCCAATTAGTTTAGGGGTTGCTTATTTTTTCTATACCACCCGCCGCCGCCGTGGGATAATTCCCCCATTCGGGGGGAAACGAATAAACCCCCCTATGGTGGGGGATAGCATCATACCCCCCAATTGAGGGATGCCAGCATAGCAAGCCGCGTGCCATTTGAAATAGAATCCGCGGAGCAAACCGTGTGCCATTCGACAAAAATTCCGAACAAAAAAGTTTTGGCACGATATTTGCTATTAGCCCCCTAATAAAATCCTAACATAATCCTAACACAATCCTAACTTGCAACCTAAAGTATGGAGGGTATAATGCCGATAGAGTTAGCAGGAACGATTAAGCCTTGGAGATTAGAAAATGAGAAGGAAAGATATTAAGACGATCCAGAAAAACGATACTTTCTATTGCCGTCGTGAAAATGGTCACGAGTATATGGGCAGTGTGGTCAAGGTGAGTGTCCACAATCGGGAAACTATGGTTACGATCTACTTGGGTGTCGATGAAGATGATCGCCCACAGTATCGGGCAATTTACCCTTGCGATTGTGTGGAGTGGAGTGCCGAAACGCCGGAAGCAGTATACGGGTGAGGGATAGTAGACTGGACGATATGCGGGTCTTTAGGGTACGATTACACTAGAACAAAGGATAGAGAAAATGGAAAAGAAAATTTATATGGTTTCGTCATGCTGCGGGGTTGAGGTTGTGGACGATATTGCGGGTTGGGAATTGTGTCCGTCATGCTGGGAGCATTGTGACGTAGTATATGATGATTCGATGGAGTCGGACTATATTCCGGGCTTTGACGATGGGGAAGCCTGCTAACCCATAGACTAGACGTTTCGCGGTTACTTTACATTCTCATTACACTATAAAGGGTTATAACATGGTAAGTAGCACAATCCAACTTCTCGCACAGCGTCACAATCTTACCGTCGATGCACGTTGGACAGGATACTGTCGGGAATGGACGGTCAAGGATAGCGACGGCGTTCAACTATTCAGGACTACCGATTATGATAGTCTGATCGAGAGGCTACAAAGTGGCCGAGGGTTGAGGGTTGGACAAGCCTACTAGACTGGCCTTGACGCGGGGTGATAGTCCCCCCACTAAGTAGGGGCAAACGTCTACCCCCCGCAATGGGGGTGAGTGTACGCCTGTACACTACTGTACAAAACCTCGACGTAAACCCTTACAGCATAAGGACTTACAGCAAAATCGCGGCCGCAAAATCGACCTAAGTGCTTACGCTGCAACGACTTACGACAAATCGCCGTAGCAAATCGCGTGCCACAAATAAATATTTTTTCGGCATGATATTTGCACACTCAAAAAAATCTTTTTCCTAACATAATCCTAACTTGAACCCTCAAGTGTGGCGTGTATAATGCCGATATAACAAGTAAGAGAGAAAGAAAGAGAGAGAAAGTTATGAGAGAGATGGTTTTTTTCGTTTCCGATTGCTGCAATGTTGAGAGTGATGAAAATCATGCAATTTGCTCGGCTTGTGGTGAGCATTGTGAGATTATCACTGAAGTTTACGAAAACGATTACATTCCCGGTTATGATGATGGGGAGGCTTGCTGAACATGAAAACGCTTTTGAAGAATGTTGGTTTCTCTAACCCCACCAAAGGGTGGAATGTGCAAGTAAACCTGTTTAGGTTCGATGGTGAAAAGCGTATACGTTGGGTTTATTCGAATTCGGAAATTATGCGTAGGGTGTGGGATAGGGTGAACCCTTCCGACCTTGAATCTTTCTACGCTTGGGTGCATGATAGCGTAAGCGATTTTGTGGCCCATGTTGAGAAGCGACCCACCTGATAGGGGGGTTGTGGATCACAAAAAAAGTTTGGTACAATCCATCAGTTCAATCAACCATAAGGAATAAAAAATGAAGTCTGCTATCCTGTCTGATTTTCGTCGCAGCATCCTCGCTCATTTTGAGGGTATCGCTATCGTTCACCAGCCCTCCCTCGCGGAAGGGGTATATGGCCCCATCCATAGCGAGAAGGTTTTGAAGTTCAATCGCAAGGCGTTGCGGAATATCGGAAAGCGTAAGGTTGAGAAGGTTGACCCCCGCGTTGTGGGGGGTGAGGATACGATGATCCTGCCCGTGGGCAAGCCGGGTTCGCGTGAGAGGGTCGAAGCGTTGGCCGCTCAATATGCAGCAGCAGCAGGGGAGGAAATATCCCCCTTTGGGTGGGAGGGCTAATATCCCCCATTTGGGGTGGTGTACAAGTGTACAGTAGTGTACGCATGTACAGTGAAACACAAAACTTGACGCAAACCCTTATGGCATAAGGACTTACGACGGTTTCGCGGCCGCGGATTCGACGTAAGTGCTTGCTACATAACGACTTACATCAAACTCTAACGCAAACGCTGTGCCAAAGATTTTTTTTGTTTGGCATGAAATTATATTTGAAAAATTCGCTTGCAATCTAAAGATCGGCCTGTAAAATACCGATATAATCACAACGGAGGAAACGATGAACGAGATGCTGATTCTGGAAAGCCTGAACGATTGCAAAACCCGAAACGATGTTGAGAATCTGTGGACTGCCACCTATCTTCAATACCGCGACGAGGCTTGGAAGGTATGGCAGAAGTTTGAAGATCGACGCGGCAAGGTGCTGCCATCGCCCAACAATTTCAGCCCAACATATACGGGGTCGTGGGACTGACTGTTCCACCTAACCCTTCGGGTTTGGCTGGGGTGGCTGTAGTCAGCGAAAAGCGTTTGACTTTTAAAGTTTAGCCTGTAGAATACCGATAACACTAGGGAGAAGAAAATGACTCATGCAGAAGCGGTTGTGATGGTGCAAGGTAAGCGTAATAAGACTAGCCGAAAGATTGGCAACAATACCTACGCTGAAATTCTACATGATAATACTGTGGCAATTAAGTTGCATAGTACCTATGTGGTAAAGATTAATAGTAATGGTACGTATACCCTTAATAGTGGGGGTTGGCAGACTGTGACCACGAAGGATAGAATTAATCAGTATAGCCCGGTGAGAGTTTACCAGCGGGATTTTACTTGGTATGTTAAGATTAACGGTAAAGAATATCCGTTTATGGATGGTATGGTGGTTTCATAATAAAAAGGAGTCCATGGATGGATCTTTTCGAGCCTTATAGTTTAGTATTTGGTATTATTGTGGGTGTAACAGCGTGTTATGCCTTGAGCGATTTAGTTTTTCCAAAGGAATCGGAAAATGAATCTGACGATATTTGAAGGAATTACACTATTCTGCACGTTTATAGTGGGGTGCATCACGGCCTGGATTGTTAATACTTGACGCAAAGCCTTGCCTCGTAAGAACTTACGACAAGGCCGCGGCCGCGAAATCGACATAAGTGCTTACGGGACAACGGTTTACGATCTATAGCCACAGCAAACGGTATGCCGCAAAAATTTTTGTGGTTTGGCATGGAATTATTTTTCAAAAAATCCAAAGATTTTGCTTGCGTTGGCCGATAATTATGGTATCCTAAGCGTATCACCCCAACGGAGAAACGAAGATGAGCCTTGATGAAATCAACGATATTCTGGCCTGCATGCGGGATGATGGTATGATCGAGCCGATTGACGAGATTGACGTTCACCCTCTGGAGTTTGCTGACGTTACGGGTACTTTCGATGAAATGTATCCTGAGCCGATGGTTGACGATAACGGTATCTTCTGGTACACCCACTAAAAAGGAAAAGTCATGAGTCACCCCGATCCCTTGTTCGATCCCGATAACTCTTATGAGGATGATATGAATTACGATGACCACAATGATTTTTGGGGTTTGCCGGAAAACGAGCTGGATGAAATCCGTGATCAAATGAATGAAGATGAAGGTTATGATGATGATGACTATGATGACAGTATGGATGGCGACCATGATTCCGCGATGGAGTCAGCGGGTTGGGGAACCGATGAGGATTACGGTTATTTTGGCGACTACGGGGAGGATTACTAATGGAAAGTTATAGTCAGCGATTAGAAGCGGCTTATAAGGCTTATTTGGATGCTGTGGAGGATATTAGTCAGCCGTATTCTGAAGTCAGTCGGCTTCGATCTGAATATGAACAATTGTGGTGGGAAACGGAAATTATTCCCAAAGTACATGTTGACAGCAACCGATAAGTATGGTATGCTTGGTTTATCACTTGGAGAATGAAAATGTTTTGGATGTGGATGATTAGTACGATTGTGACGGTTTTTACTTGTGGTGTTTTGTTTACTGATATTTGTTGTAACTGCGATTTCTAAAAAAGGAAAAAATATGAACGATGCGTTTATTGTTGGTAGTGTTTTTGCGGTTGTGACTTGTGGTCTTCTGGCTTTTGCCGCTTTCCACGTTTATGCTGGTGTGCGTGATAATCTGATTACTGCTAGGGTTGGTGGTGTTTACAATTTTGTATATCATCAGCCGCTGCATGGTGAGCCTGAGCGTTACATGGCAAGGGTACTGGAAGTTCATCGGCTGTCGGATGAAAGTATCCGCCGACTGAATAGACAAAGTCGCTATCGTAGGTATGATGATAACTTTCAGCGTACTACTCACCTTGTAACTGCACAAACTCCCGATGGTAAGATTCGCAACTTTTACGCTGAACGTACCACGAATGTGCGTCGTCCCCTCCTTGGTGGGGTAGCGTTTAAGACGGGATTGGCATCGTTTCTCTGCTGATCGTGGCAGTCGCTCTAAGTCTTTGCCAGCCAAGGACTTAGGGCGAGGCCGCGGCCGCGAAATCATCGTAAGTGCTTACTGGCTAAGACTTTACAACAAACTAAATTTGATCAAGAAATTTGGTTGACAAACCGATTATGTTCTGTAGACTCACACTATGTTTACCACAAAAAATCTTGATCGTGTGCTGAATGAAGTTCGTGGACTTCATAACAAATCTATCTTCTCTCCCAAGAAAAGCATTTTGGCCTATCGACTCTCCAAGATGAGTAGCCAGTATAGGGGTAATGCTATTGAGCGTATGATTAGAGACTATTATAAGAGTACTGGTAAGATTGTTTCCTATATTGGTGGTAGTGCATCATTTGATATGATGGTGAATGGTCGCAAGGTAGAAGTAAAATCTGCTTTGGCTCGCGTTGGTGTGGTGGGTGGTGTGGTAAAATATAGTTATAAGTTTCAACATATTTGCCCAAATAATTTTCACAAATTGGTTTTAGTATTTGTATCTCCGGAGGGATTGAGTGTTAGGGTGATGGATAGCCGAACTGCGGCCAAGTATCTTGGCTCCAAACGTGCCCACAGGAATCTTTATGTGGGAAAACGGATTGTGGGTAAAGTTTTGGCCGCTTGACAACCGATAAACATAGTGTACAATGATTGAAGAACAAGCAAACGCTTGTTGGCTATGTCGGGCCGAGCAGCCGGTAAAAACGGTAGTTGATGTCCTAGGAAACGTCTTCTACAATCGGTCCTAACAATACAAACTTCCGTGGGTCCATGCTCAAGGGACTAGATAGGGATAAGCCATTACGATAAACCTACGGCTGTTATGCAGCGTGGGGTTGACAGCGGGCTTATACGCTGTATAGTAGTGCCTATCTATGTGGGATTGCGTCCAGACCACGGCCAATACAACCAGTAACCGCTTGAATAGCAAGGTGATGAAATACTGATCATATTTCTAGGGACCAATGTCGTGGGCGGTTTCCACTAGTTTTTACCTGGCCCAAGGGTTAAAAATATCGGGTACTAGATTGGATTATAGAATCGGGGCGTAAAAGATTCGCTGGTTTTTTCTTATTGACTTACCGATAAAGAATGGTATAATGGTGGAAAGGGAGAGAAAATGACAGTTAACGAACTGATTGAGCAGTTGAAGAGTTATCCGGCTGATATGCGGGTTCTTACTCTTGGTTATGAGGGTGGGTATAATGATACCGGTCTGAAAACTGAAGAGGTTGTGTTTAATTTTTCCAAGAATGACGCTTGGTATTATGGGCCTCATGAGAGTGTGAAATTGACCGATAGTGATAGTGGTACGAAGTGTTTGATCGTTACGAGGGCTAAATCATGAAGTGGAATTATGGCAATCCTATCACTGATGGACCGTATTTGTGTGCTGTTAAAGGTTGTAGTTATCCACTATTGTTATATTGGCAAACCAGTTTAACAACTTCTTATTGGTCAGATAATACTAATCCTTGGACTTATCCTAAGAAATATGATGTTATCTATTATATGAATCTTAATGATATTCCTATGCCAGAGAGTTGGTAGAGATTTAATGAATAAATTACCCGATATTGATTGGGAACCATGGTTTAAATATGAACCACCCCTATTGCAATTACCACCGTTTGTGTTAATATCACCAGACGGCATCACTATTGTGCCAGAGCCAAGTGTATTGTATGGTTTAATTTTTGTGATTGGATTATTCTTTCTGTATAAGAGATATAATAATGGAATGGAATAACTCTCATAAGAATCCGCCAGAGGTTGGGCAGAAGGTTTACTACTTCGGTCCTAATATAGGAATAGGGATTGGTCACTATTCTTATGAGGAACGTAAAGTGAAAACTCACGGATATGATGAGAGCAACGAAAAGTTCTACGGTAAAGAAATGGAACTATGCCCCCATGTATTCTATAATAGCCAATGGGGCGTTGTGGATGCTTGTGATGCTCCATTCTGGTATCCATATGATAGAGAGAGAGCAGAAGGTTGGTGTCCTATTATTCCAGAAGAATATACTAAGGGGTTGTACGACTAATGGCTAAAAACTTTAAAGATTTGCATACCGTGGATGCTAAGGATATGAATCGTGATCAGGCCATGATTTATATTATTAACTTTTTTAACTCTCGTATGAGTGCTATTAACAATCATAATGTGAGTAAGACTAAAGAGTTGATATCTACTCATGAGATTGCTGTAAGTGAACTTGTGGATAAGTATGTTCAATTAGTACTCGCTAACTCCTGATAGGGTAAGGACTTAGGAAGAGTTCGCGGCCGCGAATTTGATCTAAGTGCTTATCCAACAACGACTTAGGATTTTTTAAAGAATCCTCTTGACTATCCCGATAATAGATGTATACTTAGGGGGCAAGTAGATTTGGGCCGTTGGCAGAATGATATCAAAGAAGCCGCGGTTAAATGCAAAGCCGAGTATGGCATAACCCAATCTATTTGTCTCTCCTAATCCTACGGATTTGGCTAGAGTGGCTGTAGTCAGCGAGATTAAAGGTATTGACAACGATTGATCGATAAGGTATAGTACAAATATGAAACGCACACACTACGAAATACGATTTCATCTTGGTGCTGGTTCTAACTATATGCACTGGCAAGTAAAGGCCATGTGTGGCAGTGAGAAGTTGGATGTTTATTATTATGATCCGGCATATTATCAGTTGGAAATGATTAAGTGCCGATTGGTGAATAAAATAAATAAGGCTAAACAGGTATACGAGGCTGGTGTGCATGATGTGAGTGGATGGGTAAAGTGTGACGAGGTTATGATCAATAATGAAATAGGGGTTGACAACCTAGAAAAGTTATACTATAATCCTATTCGTGATCCGCACTGGCGACGAGAAAGTGACTACAACGAATTCGTTTGGGATGATAGCGAATACGCTACTTTACTAACTAACGGCAAACAAGTTTACGTTTTGGAAGAAAGGGTTTGAATATGATCAATCTGCAACTGAGTGTTCGTGAGGCTATGAATCTGGCTACGAACTGCAATCTGGAAATCTATGAGCGGATCGTGACCGCTTTTGAGGTTGCGTTGGGCGTGAACCAGCGTCGTATGGTTACGATCACCAAGGGTATGGATTGCAACAATCGTATCTCTTGCATCAGGGCTGTTCGACAGCACACCGGCTGGGGATTGAAGGAAGCGAAGGATTGGACCGATGGTATGGTTGGTCGCTACGATGAGAGCGGATTCTGGCGTGGTGGTGGCAACCCCATCACTCTCACCGCTAAAACTCCCGAGGCGGCTGAACAGTTGCTGCGTGACCTGACCTCTTTGGGTTGTGAGGGTTATCTCTCTTGACCTAAAGCCTTGCTACCAAAGAACTTGGGGCAAGGCCGCGGCCGCGAACTCGACGTAAGTGCTTATGCCACAACGACTTAGGCAAAAGTGAAAAACGATTCAAGTACGCTGTTGACATTAGACGATACACACTGTAGAATGATAGCATGATGGTTGAGACTAACACTAACTTGAAAGGGTCTGATATGAAGAAGTTTTCGTTTGTTGTTGATGTGGTTGCTGATGAACTGGATCGTGATGCTGTTGTCGATTCGATCTCGTCTTGTCTGACCGATGCTCTGCCCGGTGATGTTCATGCGAATGTCAAGGCTGGAGAGGTCAAGGCTTTCAGCGAGCAGGGTTATAAGGTGTGGCGTGCTCGTGTTACTGGTGTGACAGCGAAGCAGGCCGGTGATGCTCACAATGGTAAGGTGGAGGCCGAAGCCGAAGCAGTTGCCTGAATATAATCTATCTGTTATAATTCCGATAGACCGCTGGTGCAAACTGGCGGCTATCGGTTTTTGGCCCCATAGTTAAATGGATATAACAGTTGCCTTCTAAGCAATTATTAGAGGTTCGATTCCTCTTGGGGCTATTTAGGGAGCGTAGATCAATCGGTTAGATCGCTAGCCTGTCACGCTAGAGGTTGCGGGTTCGAGTCCCGTCGCTCTCGCTAAATCATTGCAGCGTAAGGACTTACGACAGATTCGCGGCGGCGAGTTTGATGTAAGTTGTTGTGCCACAACGGTTTAGAACAAAAATATTTTTGCCAAAGTTTTCGCTTGATTGTGACGATACCATAGTGTAGAATCAGTAGACACAGGGAGACAATCATGAAAACTGCTGACGGTAATGACAAGTTGGGTAAGGGTTGCATTGTGGTTTCGCGTCCAGTGGGCGATACTTGCCCGAGTGACTGCGACTATCTCAACAATGGATGCTATGCAGAAGCAACCGAGAATCAGTATAAAAATGCCCGCGTTGCAGGCTTTGCTAATATTGTTACAGAAAAGCATAAGATTCGCTCTATGATTCTTGACGCTAAAAAGCGTAAGAAAAGTATTCGGTGGCATGAGCGTGGTGACTGGTTTCTCAACGGCGAACTTGACCTTGACTATGTTGCCAACGTGACGTGGGCTTGTGAGAGTATTCTTGCCGATGGTGATACGCTGCCCGATATGTGGTTTTATACTCATATTTATGATAGTCGGCTTGTTAGTCTGGAAAAGTATATGAATGTCTATGCTAGTGTCCATGATAATAAAGATATGGGCGAGGCTATGGCACAAGGTTTCAAGTTGTTCGCGTGGTGTGATAGTGATATGAAAATCGCTCCCAAGCGTCCTAAGAGCAAGGCTAAGGCGGAAGCATGGCGTAAAGCGTTGCCGAAACTGGTTGTGCTGAACGGTACAAAGTTTGTAACTTGTCCCGAGATTCGTCGTGGTCGGTCTGTTATTACTTGCACTGGTACTAAGGATAGTATTAGTTGTGATATGTGCGTCAAGGGTCTGGCTAACGTGTTGTTTCCTGCTCACTAAGGAATAAATTATGTGGGATATTATTGATAATAGGAAAGTTAGAGCGGTATGGGAGTGTCCAGATTGTGAGGATGAAGTTAATATAAATCCTAACTGGTATCAAGATAATGGTACTCCCGTTTGTGAAGAATGTGGTTGTGATATGAAATATATGCACACGGAGATTAACAATGGCTAAATATTATGTAAAAAGTGGTTCACTAGAAATGATTTTTGCAAGCGATAAGAATCCTTTCGAGGCTGCACAACAAAGTGTGTGGGAATTAAATGATAATGATACTATTGACGAATATTTCTATATAGATGAGCGTGGTTTTAGGGATTATATAACTGCTGATGGTCACACTTGCGTATTCAAGAGTATGGCGGTATTAGATGCTGCGGGCTGGAATATGGATGATATGTAATCGCTAGCCGTAAACCCTTTGTGCATAAGCACTTAGGGAACGGCCGCGGCCGCGAATTCTTCGTAAGTTGTTTGCTATCAACCACTTAGGAAAAACTAAAGGTTCGCTAGAGAATGGCCGATAAATGGTGTATAAAGGGAGTTGACAAGTGAAACAGACTGTGGTACAACTAATCGTAGCACTACTGGGATTGGTAGTGTTAGTTTGGGGAGAGATGAAACATTATACTGATTCTCACCCCGAGATAGTGGATACGTTTAGACTTGAAAGAAAACAGGCTCAACCGCTACAATACTTCATGTATCAAGTAGCATACGATCCTAACAATAATAAAACGTGGTATCTTCACAACGATGGGTTATGGTATGACAAGCCGCCGCAAATACGAAAACGTGAAAATCAAGGTCAAGCAACGCTGGGAACTGGCAACGGGTCACAGGGAGCATCGGGACACGGTAATGGACAACCGGCCCAAGCGGGAGCGTACCCGATCCGCCGTTGACAAGACTTGGCGTAATGAGTATGATATGTAGTCTTGCCAGCGTAACTCAGTGGTAGAGTAGTTGTTTTGTAAACAACCTGTCGGGGGTTCGATTCCCTCTGCTGGCTTCCGGGGTGGTGTAACGGTAGCACTAGTGACTTTGGATCACTTTGTCTGGGTTCGAATCCTAGCCCCGGAATCGGAGGCTGACGTTTGAGTTGCGAGTGTGGCCCCATCGTATAACGGCTAGTACGTATCCCTTTCACGGATAAAATCAGGGTTCGATTCCCTGTGGGGTCACTAAAGTTTTTGGGGTTGACAAGACGATAACATAGTGTATAATGCTAGAATAAGGGCCATTAGCTCAATTGGCAGAGCAGCATCCTTTTAAGTTGTAGGTTGAAGGTTCGAGTCCTTCATGGCCCATTGACAGTTTGACCGGTTTGGTGTATAGTGGTAGAAAAGGAGAAAGGCTTATGAGATATGATAACGAAGATTATTACGGTGACGATAGCGATACTTTTGATTACGATAGCCTTGCTAGAGACTGTGATGACTTGTATTCATGCGATGAGGAATATGATGAGCATGATGAGGAAACTGTTAGCCACTCGGACTGGGAAAACTATTACCACAATCTAACTGAGGAAATTGACGATTAGCCTTCTCTTCTGAACGGATGCTGCTGGTGGGACAGCAATCTATCATAAGGAATCATCCTTTCTTATTCTTCTCTTTAGTTGGTTCGAATCCAACCATCCGTTTTTATGATTACTACAAACGTTAATCGCACCGAAGAAGGCAAGTATATCCAGGCTGCTAGCCACACTTGCCATGTTTTGAATCACAAGGTTCGAAATAAGATTATTATTAGGGCCGTTTGTGATCTGCGTAAAATTAGTGATAGTTTTGATAGCATAGCCTGTTGTGGTGCTAGTGGCATGATGGTAGTTCCACAGATTGCAGAATTGCTCAATAAAAATATTGTTTTGGTGCGTAAGGGTGAGAAGTGTTATAGTGAGCATATGGTAGAAGGTGTTGCTCCTTTTAGATACATTATTGTGGATGATCTAATTTGCTCTGGCAGTACAATTAAAGATATTAAGAATAAAATTAAGAAAGAATATTCCCGAGCAATTTGTATGGGAGTTTATTGTTATCTGCCTCACGAAACAGCATATAAGGATGACGAGGCTGGATCTAAACTTTGCCAACGTGATCTTGGTGTGCCTCTCCTAAATCTATGCCCTGTAAGGACTTAGGGCGAGTTCGCGGCCGCGGGTTTGATGTAAGTTGTTACGAGCCAACGACTTACGACGCGAAATTTTTTCTCAAAGTTTCTGCTTGACTTGGCCGATATCATACTGTAGAATCAGCGTATCGGAACGAAGAACTAGTAACACGAAAGGGATGATAATGGCTCATGCTGTTGAACAAATGATGTTTGTTGGTGAGACTCCTTGGCACGGACTCGGGAATCAACTGGACGAGGCTCCCACTGTTTCGGAGGCAATTACTGCCGCTGGTCTGGATTGGGAAGTGGGTCTGAAAGACCTGTTCACTCAAGAGGGGACGCCTGTTCCAGCCCGTGCTACATATCGTAAAACCGATAATAGCATCTTGGGTGTTGTGGGGCCGCGTTATACGCCGCTCCAGAATATTGATGCGTTTGACTGGTTCCAGCCTTTTATTGATGCTGGCGAGTGTGCGTTGCATACTGCCGGTTCGCTCCACGAGGGGCAGAAGGTTTGGGTGCTGGCACAACTGAACCGCGACAATAGCGAGATTGTGCGTGGTGATGAGGTTTGCAAGTTTATTCTACTGAGCAATAGCCACGATGGTACAACCGCTATTCGCGTGGGCTATACCCCCATTCGAGTGGTTTGTGCTAACACGATGGCTATGGCTCACAGTAAGGGTAGCGGTAGCAAGTTGATCCGTATTCGTCACACACGTTCCAGCAAGAACAATCTGGAAAATGTGCGAGATATCATGGACAATATCAATGCGGAGTTTGAGGCTACAGCGGAGCAGTTCCGTTTCCTTGCTAGCAAGAACTTCAATCAGGCCGATATTCGTCGGTATGTGAAAACCATGCTCGACATTGAAGGTACGCCTGATGACGATATCAAGACTCGCACCCGTAATATTATGGATGACATTCTTGCCCGTATCGAAGGCCCGAAGCAATCCGCCACTGGTGTTCGTGGAACGTGGTGGGCTGCATACAATGGCTTCAACGAATACCTGAACTATGCGAAGGGTCGCACCGAAGATAATCGGCTCGACAGCCTCTGGTTTGGTTTGAACGCCAACGATAATATCAAGGCTCTCAACAAGGCGGTGGAGTTCGCCAACGCGATCTGACAGCATGGCCGAAAGCCGGTAATCGTAAGTTGTTGCTACGGCAGCACTTACGACCCGGCCGCGGCCGAGATTTCGTCCTAAGTTTAGTAGTACCAAGGGGTTACGGCAAATCTTATCAAAGAATCTCAAAAACCTTGATTGCAACCCTGGTGGCTAGACGATACAATGAGCGTAAGTGGTTGGTGCGTAAGGGTTTAGGATAAGAATGAGATTGATATTATTGTCAGTCCATTTATTTTCCCACCCTTATCTGTATTACCTAATCCTTCGGATTTGCTGACGTTGCTGATAGTCAGCTAAAAGTAGTAGTCTATTAAGCAGAGAGGAATTTAATATGAGTATGACTAATAGTGAAGCATTAATTTATGTGGCCGATAAAATTGGAATTCAAGCCCAGTACTATGCTGATACCCATAAGGATACTTATCTGGAGAGTATGAAGGCTTATATTAGAACTGCTAATATTTTTCTGGATAGAATTGAGAGGGGTGAAGAATGAAGGTTATTACTATTAGTATGGAATTGGTTATTGATGATGATATTAAGGATAGTCATATTCCAGAATATTTGAATGATAAACTTTATACTGATCCTGAATTCTTTGGTGACTTTGGTTCTGAAAATATTGTATCAATCAAGGAGTTTGAATAATGCTAAAAACATCCTATGTGACACTCAAGATTACTTATAATAGCGAGCATGGTACTGATCCTAAAGAATATTGGGATACTCTTGTGGATACAGAATTGAGTCAATATTTGGGTCTGGATTATAATGAGACTGTGGAATTGTATTCAGTAAAAGATTTCCCGCCGCGTAATGAATTCTGAACCAGTGTGTGTTCCTTATCATACTGGCCATTCTTGTGCAGTCAAGGGGTTGATATTGAATATTTCTAAGAGGTGTTAAGAAATTACTAAGAGTATATATATTAATCCCCGGCCCTGTATAATATATAGTAGTGATTCTAGATATCGTCAAGGGGGTTTTCCCTCTTAAATAAAAATAGTAATAGCCACTTGTGCTTGTAAGTTGTTTAGTCTCAAGGAGTTGCGTCACGGTGGCCGATATGTTACAATAGGGTGTGTGTGAATCATTCAACCAGTGAGGTGTTATATTTTTGTTACAATGGTGTGTGTTTGTGTTAGTCTCGCCGTAGGATTTGTTAATCAGAATAGTTAGTGTTATGGTTATATTGGGGATAATAAGCGCTATTTCTATACTAGGTATGGTATCAATACTTGTCGATTTATTTTTAATAAAAGAAAAAGCCAACATCTCCCATAATAAACCAATAGTAAAAAACATCAGGAGTTATGCTACTGTAATATTAGATGATGACGATGATAGTCTCTCCTAATCCTCTGGATTTGGTGGCATGGTGGTAGTCAGCGAGTTTATATGTTATATGTAAAGCCAATAATTATTATAACTCTATCATGGTTTCCTAGTGTTGATAATCCATGCTTAGATCATAATGATAGTCAGACAATAGTAGCACCACAAGAAATATATAAACCAGATATTTATTCTACCCAAGATTATATAGACCATAACAATAGTAAACTTTTAGAAATCATTATTAAGCAAGAGAATGAAATTGATGCTCGATAGCACAACGGTAGTGCGGCGCACTGTTAATGCGTAGGTTCTAGGTTCGAATCCTAGTCGAGCAGTTACTAGGATTTATTGTGGAGAGATGGCAGAGTGGTCTAATGCACCGGTTTACTAAACCGACGATCATTAATTTGATCCGGGGGTTCGAATCCCTCTCTCTCCGTTTATTAGGAATGTCTTATCTAAATTATTCGGGTTGGTTTTTGTGGTTGTAGTCAGCGAGAACTTATGATTTATTACAACTTGAATAAAGATATTAGTCTGGAGAAGATTGGTAAGGACTTGCATAAATTATTTAGTCAGATTCCAAAAGATGAATTACAGCACCTCACACTAGTTATTAGTCTGCAAAAAATTTTAGACTATGCTGGTGATAGTCCCTTACCTAAGATAAATTATGAGGGCGATAGTCTCACCTAATATTCTGGATTTGGTCTGAGTGGTCTTAGTCAGCGGAGATTGATCAATGTTAGATAATATACCAATTATAGCCTCACCAAACGTGGTGCAGGTTTATAATTTTTATCTAGATAAGGCTATACAAATTGCTCAGACTAATAAGGGTGCAACAGTATTAAAAACTGATTGTCATAATGAAAGTAATATATATACTCAATCTAAGCCTATTATACCACACATATGGAATGATGTTAATGTTTTTAGTCTAGAACAAGATGCTAGCGTTATCAAAAAGGCGCTTCACAATATAGGTAATAAAAATTGGGTAGTAAAACAAGGCGATATTAGAAATATTCCATATGATAATGATCAATTTGATATACTAATGGATTTTAGTACTATAGATCATGTTTGTGCTGATGATCTTCCTAAAGTTGTTGCAGAATATAGGAGGGTAACCAAACCATCAGCCAAATTTATGATTGTTGTTTGGACAGATTCTAATAGAAAGTGTGCTAGGTGGCCTGGGCAATTTTTCTTTAGTAAAGATTATTTTGAGAATCAACTAAATAAACATAATTTTACTATTAAGAGTTATAATTTATTATGGAAACATCCAGAGAATCATAATGAGAAATTATATATCTATGAGGGAGTAGTAAAATAATGGCTTGGGAATATTTAGAGAATCTTGATTATAGATACGAATTAGTATCCAACCATATTGGTGAACTCAATGGCGAAATTGTGCTAGATTTTAATAGTGGTAATAGTAGATTTAAAAATTATCTCAAAGGAAACTTCACATACTTATCTAATGATATATGGGACAATAGAGCAGACTTTAGGATAACAGATAGTGAATTTTTAGACCAACAACCATCAGCCGATATTATTTGTGGATTTGGTTTGGGTGGATATGAAATTTCTAAAGAGAAATTAGAGAGTGCAACACTAACACAAACCCTAATTAAAGCAGTGGAGAAATATAATCCTAAAATTATAGTCTTAGAATATATTAAAGATTTTCGACCAATAAAAGATGTAATAGTAAACTCACTCAATAATAATTATGATCTAAAACAATTCTTTAAAAAACTTGGTAATGATAGAGTAATGATAAGAGAAATCACAATATGCAATAGGAAAATATAATGGCTAAAAAGAAACCAAAGACCACACGCCAAAAGAAAAGTTGCAACTATAATAGTAACGATAAGAAAAAGAAAAATAGAACTTGTGGAATTTGTAAAACTGTTATGGACTATTTCTTTCCACCACACAAGAAAAAACAATGAACGATAACCCCCTTGGTCTTTTAGAACATTATGGGCCACACATACTTTCTTCCTGCATAATTATCTATTCGTTATTTTTACTATATTTATCCGACATTATAGAAAATGAGGACAATTTTGAAAACTAATGAATTTCACAAGCCTTTTATCAATGCTTTGATACTTGTTGCTATTGTCACAGTATTTACTATGGCTTCTAGCAAGTATTTAGTCAAATATTATCTGGAACCATATGAAAATACCACCATTTTTACCTCTGACAATTCCCAGTTTCACTCTATATCATCCAGAGATGAGTAGTTAACAGTCTAGTTCTCAAGAAAATCGGACAATTTTTACTTATTGCATTTGCCGGTGGTGAAAAAACGATTAAAGACCATTCTAGGAAATGGCCGATAAACCCAGTTGACAACAATGGTTTCG